AAATACCTCCTTCGTATTCTGCTTGATAATTACGTTGCATCTCTTGCTGAAACAATGCTATTGCCTCATCAAATTGAGCCTTATACAAGTTTACACTATCCTGAGCTTTAAGAAAAGAGGAACTTTCCAACAAACAAGCAGTCAGCAAAACTTGCTCTGCATTATCTCCTATCCAACTAGTGGCGTTACTAGGAGACAATCCCGTTTCTAGACCTATAAAGTCTACTTCATATGCTAGAGTAGCACTTGGTGAAGGTGCTAATAAAATTTTAATTCCAGATGTATTTGCTTCTCTTGTCGCATACATAAATGGAACTCCAGATGTACTTGCATTTGGTGTATAATCTCTTAGATAGCTATCTACTCTATGTTTTAAATAAATTACATCACTATCTGCTTGAGTAACTGCAACTTGTCTAATCATTCTCGCACCACTTACAGAATACTCTTTTGTACCTATAACTAAATTTCCAGAAAGTTTTTTTCTATAACAAGGTAAATTAGGCAATCTTCCAAAGATCATACTTTCAGCTTGTGTTATTATTGTAGGTATTGATGTTTCAAATTCTGTTCCATCATCTTCTAAATAATTTTTAATATTTGTTACTAAACTTGTATAATTCATTTAATTACCCCATGTTCCATCATTCCATGCTCCTTCACCAAACCCAGGATTGATCGCCACACTTTCAGTTCCTACTGCAGTAGTTCCAGCAACTCCAGTAGTTGGAACATCTGTATCTAGACTTACTGTACCAATTCCACCAGTTCCTGCAACTCCACTTTCTGTTAATTCATTTTCTGGAACATAAGTTCCTATTGCAGTTGTGCCTTGTACTGCATTTACTGGGGTCGGGCCGACAAAAATATCAATAGTACTTGCACCAACACCACCAATTCCTCTAACTTCTTCATCTCCACCCCATACACCAAGACCAAAAGCATTTTCTCCCCAACCATTAGTGTTAGTTTCTGGTATTTCACTTTCAGCAACCTCTGTACCTGCATTTGCAGTACCAGTGGCACTTGTTGGTGTAACAGTTAGATTAAGTTGTCCATTGCCTTCTTCTCCAAATGTTCCAATAGCACTTGTACCAGAGACACCAGTAATTCCTATATCTGCATTAGGTACAGAGCTACCAACTGCACTTGTGCCTTCAATTCCTGTTAATGTGCCAGTAGATATATCAAGACCTTCAGTTCCAGTCGCACCAGTTCCAGAAACACCACCATTTGCTAAATCAAATATTCTATCATGTGTAATTGCTTCAGTGCCAGTCGCACCCGTTGCTTGAACTCCAGTGGTAACTGCTCCAGTTTGGTAATCGCCAATAGCAGTTGTACCTGTTACTTTACTTGGACTTACATCAATTTGATCTTGTGCAATTACAGTTCCAATAGCTCCAGTGCCTTGAACTCCACTAACATCAAAACCCGCGGCTGCCGATCCAATCGCACCAACACCTTGTACTCCAGTTTGGTCTTCTTCTATTACAAATGAAACAGTTCCAATACTACCTTTAGCATTTATATGTGTGCCTATTTGAGATCTCTCAACTCTTGATAAGAATATATTGCTAGTAAAAGCAAAATTTATAACTACATTTTCTGGATCATTATCTGGTCTTGGATTTCGTAATGCAGTTGCATCTACTACATTTGTAGCTGGGGTTAGTTGTGGGTGTTTTGGATCGTACTCTGAAGGCTCTACTCTTAAATTATCCCAAGTCGTTTTCAATTGGGTATAGGGTATCTTAGCTCCACTTATGTCGCTTATGGCTTTAGAATTTTTTCCTGAAGCATAATTAGCCATTATCTTAGGTTAAGTCCTGTGGGTTGCAGTTTGAGAGAAACACCATCATTGTCGTTAGATGATGCATATTCAAAAGCCTCTTTATACAAAACACTTAATAATGGAAATTTATCTGGTGCATATTTTACTGATAATTTACTTGCAAGTCCAGCACATATGCATTCTGACCAAGTATATGGTATATCACTATCTTGGTTTGATAAAGTAACATCGTCTTGTTGTGTCATTGCCCAATAATTTAAAACATATGTGCCAATATCTGGTGTTTGCCATACATAAATTTTAAAAATATTATTTGAACCTGTTTGCCTACCTTTATCAAACATATATTGATTTGGTTTTCCAGTATTTGTTTTGTTTGGTATTTGATTATATTCAGATATTGTAACTCTGTTTACTATTGTATCTGTTCTAGTAGCATCTGCAGAATTGAAAATTACTACATCTAAAAAATCTAAAATTCCTGCAGGTAGATCATAAGAACTTGTACCTTGAGCAAGATTTAAGGTGTTTTGTGTTACAGTCCAATAGTTTATGCCACGATTTGCCCATTCTGAGAATAATAAATTGAGGCTACGCCTTGCAGATATGGCTTGATCTCCAGTTCTTGTCTGAATGTCAAGTCCACATCTTTCATAAGCCTCAGTTATTATTTCTTCAATATTAGGTCTAAATGCAACTGTGTTTGATGTTGCCATATTCCACTCTAATACTTCTTAGTCATTGTTAAAACAATTTGATACGAATCACCACTTCCTGCACCAGTCGTAGTAAATAATATATCACCACTTGGATTAGTGCCAGTTTGTTTTGTGTTAGGTAAACCACCTTCATCTGTGTAGTCTACTTCACCACTTTGACCCTCATCAAGATTTAACATAATAATATCAGTATCAGCATCAGCTAAAACTTGTACAGTCATGCCTTTGACAACCCAAGTACACTTTGTAATCTTTACTCCCGTGCATGGACTGCCATTGTCATTTGATTGTAATGCAGAAACATCAACCTTTTTGACTGTAGATTCATTACCTGTGTCTACATACTGATATTGAAATGCCATAACGATTTGACGAGTATTTTCAGAAAGAATGGTGCTTGATGTAATATCAGCCATTTACTTCTCCTATTAAGACGCTACGTCAAAACCATGAATTGTTATAAGTAATCTTCCTGCAGTATAGTTGGCATTTGTTGCTGATCCAGATACTAAGTATAGATATTGATCTGCTACAATCCCACCTCCAGCTACTCTAGAACCTGCGGCTAGATCACCACTATTTATGATTTGAGTTTCAGTTAAGTCACCAATTGCACTATCTTCAACTCCAGTCGCTTCTGTAGCTGAATATAAATCAATGTCTGGATCACCACCTGCAGGAGTTTCAAAACACTCCATAGTAACACCAAACACTACACCAGTGTCTGCAGTTGTCACTCTACCGATATAAGCAACACCAGAGCCTGCTTTACCAATAATATCATCTGCTCCACTTGATGCTAATCCAGTCAAATCTAACATAATTGTAGTTTTAACTAAGTTTACATTTGTAGTTGTATCACTTTTAAATCTTTCAACTTGTGTGATATAAGTTTCTGCAGTGCCTTCAATTCCAGCACTTCCAGCGGCTTCTGTGCCCATTTTATTACCACTAATAATAGTAATAGCACCAGTAGTTGCATTTTTAGAAATTTGTTCAAATCCATTTATAGACCTAACTGGACCTGTAAAAGTTGTGTTAGCCATTTCAATCTCCTTGTCTTGGCAAGTGTCTGCTTTCGCAGTCAAGGTTAAAGTTTAGGAGAGGAGTTATCCCCTCTCCTTTATTAGTTTTTTATGCGGCACCTTCTGTTCCGAAAATTCCACGCCAATCTGTAAAGCCAAAAGAATATCTTTCTCTTACTTTATAGCGTACATTTCCAGTCTCAAAATCACCTTCCATGCCCTTTTTCATAGGACTTCTTTGGAACATTTTAAGACCATCAGGCACATCTGTCTTAATAAAGAATGCATCACTGTCTGTTAAACGCCTCATTACATGATATCCTTGAGGTAGGTAACCACCTGATTTGATAGCATTTAAGTCGTTATCTGCAGTGCCAGTTCTTAATTGACTTTCAAGCAATCTCTCAGCTACGAAAGTATAAGCAGTAGGAATAATTAACATTGTTCCTTGTGCGGCGATCCTAAGACCACGATCATCTTTCATATCAGCAATATTTATAAGAATACTTTCTAAAGAAGTTTCAGATAAATCTGCCGCTGTAGCCAAAGTATTACTTTGGTTTCCATTTTGAGTTGGATGTGCAGTGCTTAATAATGACACTCCATCTCCACCTGCAGTTGTAGTAGCTTCGTTTAAGATAGTTGCGGCTTTGATTTCTTTGGTTGTTGCCATAGACCTCGCTAACGCTTTTGTATATCTTGAAGCGATAGACCCATATAGTCCATCTTCTTCAGCTTCTTCTGTAACAGAGAAAGCTAACGCTACTGTTTCATGTTGATATCTAGCAGTCCACTGTTGAGAAGCAGAATCATAACTGACTCCAGCACCCTCATCTTTTGTTGGAGCCGCACCAAAACCTGTCAACAATACATCTTCCTCAAATGCTTTTTGAGAAGTATTGCTTTCAAATACTTGTGTGTACTCTGGTGGATAACTATCATACTCTAACCCGAACAAGGTGTTTAAACCAGGCTCAAGCATTTTTGCAAATTGTGCTCTATTCATTGCCATTGTTTAAATCTCCCTATATTCCAGCACTATC